TGTTTGGCACGTTTGAAACTATGCCGCCGCTAGTGCCCATCAACTGAGCGCGAACATAGCCCCAAACGATACGCCATTGCTCCGGCGTGATGCCCTGTAGTTGCATTATGCCGGTGCCACGATCTTATAAAGCGTCACAAGTGCTGGCGTGCTTGCGACTGTCGCCTTAATGTATGTCGACGCCAAAGCATCAAGCCTCGGAATAACGGTTCGCTGTCCGGCGGGAATTTCGATCAGCGGATAATAAGTTGCCGACACAACAAGCCCAATCGATAGCGTAGCCGATGCGGATCGATTTTCGACAATCGCCATAACGTCATCCGTTTGATCTCCTGCGAATAGCGTTTCCTCGCTAGTGCCGACAAGTTGCGTTACTTGTGCGTGGGTCGAGGATGTCGTTTCGGTCGCGATGGTCTTTGATTTAACGTCGGGATTCGACGCCGCCGATTCAATTAAATACTCAACGCGGGTTGTCACTCGGACTGAGTTTGCCATTAGAGAAGCCCCATATCTGCGTAGGTCGAAAGCCCATAAGCCGGACGCAATAGCCAAACGGCGTTATTCGGATTGTCTTCAACGGTGCCGTCGAGCTTTAGAAGCGTCGGAGTCGTTTTTCGTTGTCCGGTTCCGTCAAGAATCGGAACGATTTGCGTGTAGGTAATCGTCGGCAAGTCTTCGTCGGTGTCAACCGGTGCCGGCGTTGGCGCGGCCGTGCTGATATATTTAAACGTGCCTTCGTGCCTGAATCGATGCCACCACGCAAACTGATTATCAACCAAAAATGGTTTGCGAAACAAAATTGAGACCGTGATATTCCAATATCCCTGGTCGTCTGCCTCGCCGCCGCTGAATTGGTTTTGAGCACTTACGCCAGTCACAAGCCCGCGACCCGCCGGATAGCCTGCGAACAGGTCTTCGTTAATCGTGTTTTCAAACGAATCCCAAAACAGGGCGTTGTAAGTTTCGTATCGCCTTGTGATAGTCAACTGCCGATCCGTAATCATCCGCGTCAAACCCTTCACCGGCTCGCCTACGGCGTTGATTAACGGCCTGCCGTAGTAATCGCGATCGACTGCTTCGTTGCTTACTACAGGACTCCACGAAATCGACGGTCGCGATAGCTCCGGATCTGGCAATCCCTCATAGCCGACGTCGACCATGTACACGATCGGGCTAACCCGTCGCGGCGTAACCGACTTGCATCTGTACTTCGGATTGCCGCGGTAATAGTCGCCGATTTGCGGCACCAGCGGAGACGACTTAACAACCTCCGCGTCATCGTTTGCAACGTCATCGACAACAACGAAGTAGCCTTGAGTAATCGCGATCACCGCATCGGCCGGGCTGGCCTTTTCGCTTGTGATTGTCGCACCATGTCGCGACCAAACTTCGGTAGCGTCTACAACACTCATTGAATCGGTGCCGCTAGTTGTGGTGCCTTTGCTAATGCCGCTGCGATCTGTGCCCGGCTTGCCGCCTCTTCTCTCGCCCTCGACTCTTCGGCCATCTTTTGAGCGGACGCACTATTTGCAGCGTCCTGCGTATTGCTTGCGATCTGCCTTAGTATTTCGTTCGTTTCGCTTGCTGGTCCCATCGTCAAGAGTCGGCCCGTCTGTGCCTGTAACGCACTAGCCGCCGCAAGTTGGTTCGATGACTTTCCTTGCTCGCCCGATCCTGCGACTAGGCCGTCTTGGCCCGTCATCTTCAACGCGATCTGTTCGGCTGGTCCGCTAGTCGCTTCGTCAAGCCCAATCAGTCGACCAGAAAGCTTCGTGTTGAACTCTTCGGCAAGGTTGGTGCCAAGTTTCCCGATTCTCGCTTGTAACTCTTGCTCTCGATCGGTTATCGCCCTCGCTGCGATTTCTGGCAACGCTTCGGCGGTCGCCGTGAATCCCTCCAGCAGACTGCCAGACGCGACTTGCCCGATGTCTGCGGCAAGTTGGTCGAAGCCGCCTGCCATGCCGCTAGAAACGAAATCCCAAATCCGCATGATGATGCGGCCGATCTTGTCGCCTAAGTTGCTGGCGATCGTCACAACAGCGTTAAAAGCGTCCGACATTAACTTGGTAAAGTTGTCCGCAAACCAAGCAGCGTAAGCAGGGATCTCGACGGTAAATGCGTGTTTTGTTCCTTCGACAAGTCGGATCAGTTGCAATTCCGTAGAATCAACCGCCATCTCCCAAACGGTGCCGAGGTTGCCGACGATGACTTCAATCATCGTGATTTGCGTGATTGCTGCGTTAATCGCAACAACTACTTTTGATTTAAAGTAGTCCATCCACTCGCCGATCGATTGAGCCATCGGGCCGATCGACTCAAGAGCCGGAAGCATCACTTCGGTTATTTTTTCGGCTGCAAACCCGATGCCATCTAGTGCAAGCTTCCTAAATGGCGATAGGGCCTCGCCTAGTACCTCAATCATAGTTCCGACTTTGTGTTGCATCCGCTGGTAAGCATCGGCGGCACTATCGGCCCTTGCCTCTTTTTGTGCCATCCCGTTATTCGCCAACTGCATCACGGCGGCTAGCTTTTCTTCATTCGTCGCCATGTCTTTTAGCGACGGAATTAAGCGGTTAAACGAATCGAAATTGCCCTCGGTTGCTAGTCGTGCTTTCTTTAACGCATCATCAAGCCCAATGCCCATTGCCTCCGATAGCCCAATCGCCGCTTGTGCCACGTCGTCAAGCTGCTCATTTTCGACGCCAAGCATCGCCGCCGATTTCATCATCTCGGCAATTGCTTCCGCTTCGATGTTCGTGCGACGCTCTAGGGAATCGGCGAGTTCAATGTTTTTTTGAACGGCTTCGTCGGTCGCTCCGCCGTTAAGCTCCATTGCCTGACGAAGTGCTCGATTAGCTTCCGTAGCCTTATCGTAATCGGAGACGCCAGCGGAGATTAGACTGCCTAGCCTTTCGATTCCGCGAAGTGCCGTGTTGATCGTTCCCGACACGAGCGTGAAACCGGCAGCGGTTTTGATGATTGAACCAAACGACATTTCGAGACGCGACAATCCGGCGACGGTCGAGTTGATCGCCTTCGCCGTTTGGTTTTTACCGCCAATCGCAAACTCAACGTCTGGCATATCGCTTTCGCTCTCGCTCTACTTGCTCGATCTGAATTGCGTTTTCTTCGTTGTTCAGAATTCGCCGAAGCTCAAACCACCACGCCGACTGATCAAGTAATCCGCCGGTCTGCGGTAGCACGCCATCGACGCAAGCCGCCGCGATGTTTATTTGGTCGATCATGTCGCGACCTATAAACGACGACGGACATTCCTTTAGTTCAAAGTATCCACCTCGACACCATTCACAACCATGCCCAACACAGGCGGGGCACTCAATTTCGATTCTCTGCTGTTCGTCGAAAAGCTCGTTGCATCGCCCGCGACATGATTTGCAAAGCTCGCCGCAGCGGACGTAGGCGGCGATGCGGATTTTTTTAGCTCGTCACCGCTTGCCGTAAACGTCGTGATGATTGCGTCGATGATCTCATTGATTTCGTTGATCGTCAGGAGGTCTTCAAGTGCTTCGCGGCTGAACTCACGGCCGAAGTTTTCCCACCCACTCAAACAAAACATTACGGCATCGATCGCCGCGTTAATCCTGCCCTCGGTGTCTGCTGTTTTCATCGAAGCCAACGCCTTAGAAAGTTGCTTTTGCTTCCCAAGCGTTAGCACGCTGCCGATCAACCGCGGCTGTATGTCGCGCGGCTTACCGGCGTCGCTCTTGAGTACGAAGACAATCCTGTCGTCACGATCCAAACTTTTTGGCATTATGGCGTTGCATCGACGAATTGAATCGTCAATTCCTCATCGTTTGTGGTTCCGTTCTTGTTACACTGCCAAGTGATATCGTCGGTCACAATGTCGTTTCGGTTGCCTTGAGCACTCGTCTGGATCTGCGCTTTCGGTGCCAAAAAAACAATCGTTCCCGATCCGGCAGTCGGCAGCTTGTATTCTAGTTCATATTCGGTCGATGCTGTTAGTGCTAAATACCGGTCGAGCGACGCCACCAAAACGGCCTCTGGGTCTGCCGTGATAACCGGCTGGCGGTTCGTAATAATCGCCGATGCGTAGCCGCTCACGTGCGTCGTGCATTCCCTCATCACAACAGTATTGCCGGCGTCAATCGTTGTCGACGCGACGCAGATGTTCGCGTTGTTAAACTGAAACGTGTCGTTAGCGCATCGACTAGGCAAGTCGGTCGGATAAGTCGGTGCGATGATCGCCGAGTCGGTTTCTGCTTCCCATTTGCCGCTGAATGTCCAGTTAATCCGCCCGAGGTCGCCGGTTGGCAAGTCGATCGAAAACGTGCCCATGCAACCCGATAGCTTTCTATACTTGCCATCGACAAAACCGCCGATCGTGATTGTTCGCGGGTCGCTGCTAGTGGTCCCAGGCTTAGCGGTCTTCGGCTTAAACGTGCCTGACGCATTGACCCAACCGCAAGCCGGAAGGAGCACCGTAGCCCACGGCGGGAGCGAGCCGCCTTCGCCGCCCCAGTAGATGTCAGTCGAAAACGTGGCCGTGCCTTGGCGACCCGCTGCGATTGCTGCCAAGTAATTAAAAGCCCCCTGGCCCTCTCGCTGCGTCATCGAAATGTTGGGCTGAATCAGCAAATCGTAAACGTTGAATACGCCCTCGCTTGCGGTCAACGTTTCGGCAGTGCCTACGGTTGCTTCGGCTTTCGCGGCGAATACTGTTCGGCGTCTGAGTAGCGACATTGATTAAATTCCTCTTGGCTTGGCTTTGTTAAAGGCTGTGGCAACCCGAAACCGGATTCGCTCTTCCATTTCCTTCTCTAGTCGCTCGTTAATTCGTCGCACTTGTTCAGGTTGGAAGTTTTTGGCAACGTAAACACCCCAGGGCGATGCGGCGTTTAACTTTGTAATTGGTTCTCGAATTTTTCCAGCGTATCTGCCTTTTTTCATTTTTCTTGGCTCGCCTTTTCTCTTAAACACATTGCCTTTCCACTGTGCGTTAAGCAGTCCAGGTATCGGGCCCATGAATGCAGATCTTATAAATGCGTTGCCTTTTGTTTTGCTTATTTTGTATTTAACGCCAAGCTCGTTTTGCTTTGGCTTAAAATGCCGAAGGCTCATTCGGCCCGTTTTAGTCACTCGAACAATTACGCCGGGATTTGTAACTGTCGCTTTTCCAAGCACCTGCAACGCCTTGCCGCCGTATTTGATCGCCTTTTGTGTCGTGTTTAATTCTGTTCCAATATCTTTTGCAATCTGACCAAGAGTTGCCTTTGCTGTTTTGTTTATTACAACCGCAAGCTCTTTGTCTAAGTTTGTCTGTATTCCTTCGATCGCTTTTTTAAGTCGATCAATCTGCTGCCTCTTAATGTTAAAAATTATCACGATCGCACGTTGTACGGATTGCCTTCGTCGTGCCTATAGGTCACAAGCAGCGGCAAGTTAACGCCACCGATTCCGCCGTCAGATACGATCGCGTCAGCAACATCGAACTCCGCGTTAATGGCGTTACCTCCGAACGTGTGCCACTGGCTCGCGTCGCAAACGGTCTTAACAACATCTGACTCAAAAATCTCGCAATATTGATCGATCGGCGTTGTGTCTTTTTCGCTTGGTAGCACATGACAGCGAATGTCAAACCGTTGACGGTATGCGATTGCTGGCGGATTGCCTGGACAATCAAGCTCCGGCATCCGTTCGCGCTCGCCTTTTGCAACGATGATTTGCAAATGCTTCGGCGTGTACTGTGCCAATCGAGTCGGCCTGACCACCTCGTAGACGTATGTAAAATCGCTATACCCAGCCGCTAACCGATTGAGCCTGTCGAAAAGCTCTTCGGTTATTCGCGTTAGCACCGGCAGGGCTGCGGTTATCTGCATTCGAGTACAAGCATTCCGTTATCTTGCGTCGTGATCTTCAGTATGGCTCGGCGTTCGGCCGCCTTGCCGTCGCGGGCTGGGAACTCTAACTGATCGCCGCCCGTGTCAATCTCCGTGCTACTGATGCCGTTGGTCGCATCGTTCGCAACGTGTACTTCAAATCGCGGTAGCACGGTCACAACGTCTTCTGCGAAGTTGTCGACCTGTTCGCGAATGACAACCGCCTTGATCGTTCGCGGTGATCTGATTTCCGACCCGTAGAATCGATGTGGGTGATAGGTCACCGATTCGGCGAAATCGTCACTGTTCAGAAAAACCGCGGTTGCGTCGCTTGCGATTATATCGCGTAGGGTCATCGTTGGCTTGTCCGTGCCCGTGCTTTCGGTTGCTCTTGTGCCACCACTGCGGCGATCGGCTCGACGCTTAGGCTGACTCGCTGGACCGGCGGCCCGTCGCCCTCGCTGTGTCGCGTCACTCCGTCAACGGTGATCTTTACGCCGGCAACCTCAAAGGATTGACCGGCGTTAATTTCTACGCTTGGCATCAGCGCTTCGCCTCTACGCTGACGTAATCGACGTGAACAAAGTCGATGTTCGTGTCGGCGGTCTTTTGGATCTGCACATAGGGCTGTAGCGATCCGGTCGCGGCACTCATGTCAAAGGTCGTGCCGGCAGCAACGCGAATCCCATCGACGTAGAACTTCACGTTTGACTTTCCGCCGGTGAAGTCAATCACGAACCGGCGGTAGGTCGTGCTAAGGCTCTGGCCGGTTGCCTTGTCGTCAAGGTCTGTCGTTCCGTCATCGGTTTCAACAACAAGCGAATTGGAACCGATCAGCCGGAAGCTGGCGTGATTCGCGATATTGTCAATCGCGTCGTTTCGAGCCGATGCCAAACCGAACGCGACCGAAGTTGCCGAGTCCAGGTTAGTGCTTTCCGGCACAACCTTGACGCGGTAGGCAATGGATTGAATGTTGTCGATGTCAATCCACAATCGGTCGTTGTGAAACAAGCAAACATTTTGAACTTCGCTCGTATTGTCGAAGCCCAAACGGATCTCGCCAGTCGCCGAAGGGGTAACAACAGCGTAAACCGGCGTCCCGCTGCTGGAGGTGTCCGCGATCGCCCACGGGCTGCCCTGGCCCGCAGTCGTGAAGGTTTCGCCTCCAACGAAGTCATCTTCCCAAGTCAAAAAGTCCTGAATACCTGCCATCGTTTTGATCCTTGTTTGAAATTGAAAAACCAACGGCCGCGGCCACTATTGGCCGCGGCTAAAACTCAAACTCGGATCATGCCGAGTTGCGATACAATCCGCGGTAGTCGATCGCCTTAGCCCCGAACGTCTGGCGAATCTTGTACTTGTAGCAGTCGCGATCGAAGTCCCATTCCTGCTCAAGCACTGGCGACTCTTCGCCTTCAAGGAAGGAGATTTCAACCGTGTCGATCTGTGCCGGATCGGCCGCTAAGTACCAAATCGCCGAACTGTTGAGGTCAAGGTTGGCATCGGCAACCATCGTCAACTGCCGACCGCCAGCCATATTGTAGATGTTCACCACGCCACTTGAACCAACAGCCGAACCACCAACCGCGGGATTCGCGGTGGAGTTCAAAAGCTCCATCGCGGTAGCCGCGTAGGCTTGAGGCACGATCAAGTACCGCGGAGTCAAGTTAAGCACCGCATCCGACGATAGGCCGGTCTGCTTTGCCATTGCCAAGAATCCGGCGTTAAGCGTCGCCACCGAAGGGACGCCGGCTCCGCTGGATAC